CCTTCTTTGCTTTCGCCATCTCTTTGGCTTTGGTCAGTGCGCCAGTGACGCCTCTAGTTACTTTTCCTGCGTCTGCCATGTGTAAGACCTTTCCGCCGCGTTTGAACTGCTCTTGCGCAAACTCTGGCTGATATTCGTTTGGATAATATTTTGAAAATGCATCAGCAATTATGCTTTCATCTATGCCCATGCCTAGCAACTGGTCACGCAAACTGTTGACAACATCTGCACCACCTAGCGCCTCGTATGCGCGGCTGTAGTCTGGGGCGCTTGGTGAGGCCACTTGCTCTACGGCCACCTGCTCGATAGGGTCTTCAACATCCACACTCACATCCGCTGGCTTTGGTGTTTCGGTCTGGGTGATGGCTTCTTGGAAGTCTTGCTTGATTGGGTCAGCCGCCCGTTGCTCAATAACAGGGTCTTCCGCTTGAGATATAACCGCTTGGAAGTCTTGCTTGATTGGGTCGGCCACCTGTTGCGTGACCTCTTGCTCAATGGTTGGTTGAGTGATGCGCTCGACCTCTTGAGGCACGCTCGTGGCCGCCTCTCTTCCGCCTTGGGTTTGGTTTTGGTCTTGGCGTTGTTGAAGTGCAGTAAGCGCACCGATTACATCGTCGTTGTATCTGCGTGTGCCAGTCTCGTTGGTGTGGATGGGGTCGGACAGCAGTGTCTTGTCCTGCAAGATGTCACCCATCGAGTCCACCAGCGCGACATTGGAATGGGCGGCGGCAATCTCCTCGAAGATCGGGTCAATGCGTGGGTCAAAGTTGTTGTTGATCACATCGTCCATCGACGCGGCGTAAGGTGCGCCAGTCAGCACGACATTGACGCCTTGGTCTTCCAGCACCGAGATGATCTGCTCGATGTTGTTCTTGACCTCTTCTCTGGGCACGCCTGTAATGAAGTCCACACCACCAGTCTGCAAGAACACGGTGGCATTCGGATCAAACGATCCGCCGCCGTTGATGAAGTCAGTCAACTGCTTGTAGGTGTCGGCAGTCGTTGCGCCGCCCACCGATGTGTTGATCGTGGGCTGGCCTGTCAAGGTGGTCAGTTCATTGCCCAGCGTCTTGTTCAGGCTGTTCCAACTTGCGCCAGCCAAAATGTTGCCGCTCAGTCTCTTTGATGGGTCGCCACCGTCAGCCATAGCCAGACCGCCACGGGCGTATACATCTGGTAGTTCTATGGGTGGTCTTTTCATTTCTTTTTGGGCAATATTGTCAAAATATTTTTCTGGTAACACCAAACGGTTTGCAGAATCAAGTTCTTCCTTTAGCGCCTCAATAAACTCCTCTTGAGACCTGCGCGGCATACCCTCACGCAAATCACCGCGTGGGATCATTTGCACAAGGCTTGCTGTCTCACCCTTGTCGGCCAATGCGCGACTACGGTGACGGCCTTCATGCCCCACAATGCTGGCCTTGGTTGGCAGTCCCACCTCGTCCTTGAAAAGATTGAGATATGGCATATGTTCAAAACCGCCAACTTGCTGAAGGTACTTGATGTACTCTTCTGTTGGCACAGTGTATTTGGAAATGTCACCCTGCTTTGCCATCTCAGCCGCCTTGGGGCCAACGCTGGATTTCTTGGACAGTTCAACTGCAAACTTCTCAAAGTCGGCAGGGTTCATGGTCATCACGCCGCTGGCATTCTCACCAAGGAATGCCTCCTTAAGCGCCTGCTCTTTGTACATCTTCTCAAGGTTGGGTATCTCGTCAGCCGCACGCTCTATACGCCTTGCGCCGTAGCCGCCCTTTTGTTGCTGGGCAATCTTCTTGAGTTCATCCAACTTGCTTGGGATGATGATGGCGGGCGCGGCCTTTTGCGCCCTTGCCATCTCGTTTGCCTTCTTCAGCGCACCCATTGCACCTTTGGCGATCTTGCCGCCATCGGCCTTACTCAGGTCTGGGTTGGTGATGTCGTAAGTGCCTTGGTTGCCCGTCGCGCTCTTAACTGCGTTGGGGTTGTAGGACACCACCTCAGACAGATCGCCACCTCGGTACTGCATGATGCCGTCATAGCCTTTTGCCTGCGCCCTGCTCTGAATCTGCTTGCCAATGTTGCCCTTCTCCTCGAACGCCTTCTCTACCAATTTGATGGCGCTCTCCTCATCCATGCCAAGGTTGATCAAGGCTTCAGCGGCTGGATCAATGTTCCTGCCTGACTGCCCAATGATCAAAGGGTTCCTGATCTGCGCATAGACTGGCAACATATTGCCGCCCTCTTGACCTTCACGCAGTCTGCCTGCCGCACGGTCAGCCATAAACTGGTCGGCCATCTTCTTGCTGTAGTCATTGCCTTGACTCATCAGCGCAATCGCCTCGTCGTTAGGGATGCCTGTGTAACTGCTTGCGTGCGGTGTGTTAGGGGTCATGTATACCCCAGACCCTAACGCGCCCTCCTTGCTAGGTTTAAGGCGGCGGATAGCCTCCTTACCCTTGCCACCCTCAGTGGCCGTCGTGCCGTGGTACAGGCGCTCTTTGATCTTGCTAGGCTCAAGCATTCGCTGAAGGTTGGCCTCGCGCTCGGCGGCGGCAAGTTGCTTGGCCTGCGCCAATGCGCCAGTCACACCTTTACCGAGTTTGCGGAAGTCAGCCATATTGATCCTTAGACAGCATACGGGTTCACCCGTTTAGGTTGAGTGAACTCCAGATAATCGTCGTCATTATCGGGCGGTTCGGGGTTGATGTCGAGCCAGTTCATGTCCTTTAATAACCGAATCGCTTGCGTTGCGCTATCGACATAGTCGTCATGGGCGGCATCAGGGAAGGCGCATATCTGGGACAGGAAGCCCTCGGCCCAACTCCTGACATAGCCCTTGTGGGTGTCGGACTCAGGCAACCAGACACGGCCAGTCGCGAAGATGGACGCGGTGATCTGGAGGCGTTGCATCTTGTCAGCGCGACCCGGGTTGTAGGCACGCACAGGCAGGTGGGCATACCGCAGTTCCTGAATCAGGGAGATGCCTGCCGCCTTGTCCTCCACCAGTATCAGGTCTGGCCGCTTGGCATCGCGCCCTTCACCGTAGGACACACGCCACTCCTCCAGCACCTTGGGCTTGAGTTTAGGGAAGGACAGGTGTTCAGCCCAGCAGTCGATCAGAAGCACGCTCATAGGCCCGTCCTGCGGCTTGAATACGCCCCATGTGGTCATGGCCGTCGGGTCGTTGTGTTCCTTCTCACTGAAGGCGCAGTCGTAGGACTGGACGATGTACTCGAACTTGGGGAAGGGCTTCTTGGCAGGCCAGAGGCGGAACATATCGCGGGACACCACCTTACCATCTTCGAGGTCAACGATCTGGCCCAACACCTCCTGCTCATACAACTTACTGCCCTTGTACGACTCCAACTGCCGCTGGAATGCCTTGTCTAGGTTCTTGGCGTTGTCGAAGGTGCTGGCGCGGGACACCACCACATCGTCACCCTCACGGCCTACTAGATCAAGGATCAAGTCCTTGGGGCGCGGTGTCGTGGTCACGATCACACGGGGCTGGCTATGGGGCTTGTCGTCTGGCTTGATACGCAGGCCAAGCATCATGTTGTCCCAAGCCTCGTTGGGGCCGAGGTAGTTGAATGCGGCCAACTCGTCGCACCACACGAAGGATGAGTTGATACCACGCAGGCGGTCATACGAGTCTGCTGACACACCCCTGATCTTGGAGCCGTTGCTCAACTTGATCAGGTGGTCTTGTTTGTTGTAGTCGGTCACCAGTGCTTCAGGAATGCAGGCAAGCAATCCTGACGGCCCTTCAAAGCAGGTGAACTTCAAGTCACCACTAGTAGGGGCCAGCACAATGCTCATGGTCTCAGGGTGCGTCCATGCCCACCACCACAAAGCCTCGGCGGCTGACCGCGTCTTTCCCGCACCCCTGCCCGCAAGCATCAAGAAAACTCGGTAATCCAAGTGAAGGTCTGGCGGTATCTGGTAGGCGTGCGCCTTGGCTATCCACTGAGCGTGCGCAATAAAAGCGATTCGGTTATGTTCGGGCAGAGTCTCGAACTCGGCCACCGTCTGGTCATCGAACAGGTCAGCCAGCACGCTTGGTCATCTCCATGTTGCGGATGATCTCCTCGAACTTGCTGGCCGTCGCGTCTTGCGTGGCGATGGGGGCCGCGCCCTCCACACCGTGCAGGCCCAACTTGTCGCCGTACTTCTTTGGCTTGAGTTTCATGGCCGTCCACTTGCGGGCCTCAATGCGTTGCTTCTGCCAAGCAAGGTAGGTCTGGTCAAGGCTGGTGCGCCCCTTCTCGTCGGTGTACTCAGGCGGCATCTCGTCAGCGATGGAGAGAATCTCGTCGGCGTTGGTGTCGGCCTGCTCCTCCCGCGCACGCGCATATTGCTCCGCGAAGTCAGGGTGGCGCAACAACCAGTCGTACACCGTACTCTGCGCAGGAAGCACTCCCGTAGTATCAGCCCTCAGTATCTGGCGCAGGCTCATCCCCTCACTCAGTCCTATGCAGATCATGTCTGCCACCTTCTGGTCGAATACTCTGCGTGGTGTTGGCTTGGGTTTATTTGCGGGCGTAGGAGCCTTTGAAGCCTTCGAGGCTACCTTGGCCTTCCCAATGGCTTTCGCGGCCTCCTGTGCCGCTTTAAGGTTCTTTGCGGGCCTCTTTGGCCCCTTCGGTGTTTCTGGCATGACCCATATTCCCCATAGTGTCGAATTGATCGCAGTGTAATCGATTCGCTTATGGTTCGCCAGATGTAGGTTGTCAGTAGTCTCCAGATACCGCGCTACTTCTCCGCGATTCAAGACTGTTTCGGGGCGCGACTACCAACACAACTGGAGACTGCGAAAGCCACGGCAGGCCGAACCCACACAACTGACCCTCTATCCCTGCACAGAAGTGGGAGTGCAGTCCCACCAATCCCCATGCGTGTTGGCTCTCGGCTTTTGGGGCCGAGAAACCCATTCGGTTTTATTTCGCTTGCGCTTCGCTACATAGGTTCTTGACATACGCGCTGGACTTCTGCTTCATGCAGTCTTCCTCATCCAGAGTGAAGTCTGGCACCCACATCCAGAACATCAAAAACGCTATCAGCATTATACCAATAATTAACTTTTGCAACACGGTCTCCTCTGGTAATTGTTGGCTTGGCAGGTCTTTCATCATGTCGTCAATCTCCTGCTTGTTCATTCGACTACCCCAATGGCGTGATCGCTCATGCCGTCGTTGCCTGTGCCAAGTTTCTCGTATGCGGCGTAGGCTTCTGCATAGTTGGCGTAGTTGCCGATAACACGGCCAGTGTCCTTGTGGACAATGTAGTGTGGGCGGTCTTCAATCATGCTGTCACCTCTTTTGCCAAAATGGCTTGCAGGCCAGCCAACAACTGCTGTGCCTCGTCACGAGTCAGGACTGTACTCATGCTGGCGTTGCGGCCTTGCAGGTGCATCCACGCACCACCGTCGTCCCACTCGGAGACAGACACGCGTACACCATGCTCGGTCTTTACTGTCACTTCAATTTCGTTTGTCATAATCGATTCGCTTTCAGTTGGTTATTGATTTGGTTGTAGGGGCCGAAGCCCCCAGTGGTTTAGATTTTCTTGAAGGCGGCGGCTGAAATGAACTTGCCGTCAACATAGATGCGTGCAGGGAACTGGTTGAACAACTTGCCCTTGACTGACACATTGATGATTTGGTTTTGCTCAATCATCACTTTTTTGTCACCCTTCATGCCAGTGATGCGAAAGTTTGCGCCGCTGATGCGAAGCACTTTGCTGTCTGTCAACTCACCAGCCTTGGCGTTCACTTTGGCGATCAACTCGTCTGCAAACAACTCGGCCTGATCTTGAGCGTACTCATTGGTGTTGTCTTCGCACAAAACGATCTCGTCGTTCATACGGTCACCAAGGCGCTTTGTGCATGGGCGCACTGTCAAAGACCAAAGGCTGTAATGCTTGCTGTTGTACACGCCACGGAATGTTGGGCCAAAGATTTCATGCAAGCGGTTGAATTGAAATTTCACGCTGGAAATAATTTGGGCTTTGAATTCTGCTACCAATTCGTTTTTGAGTTCTGTGTTCATTTCGCTGTTCCTTCTCTGTTGGCTGACTATGCAGGTTTGCTGTGTCAGTGCTGTTAGTGTAACCGATTATTTCACTTGGCAACACTTTTTTAAAATATTTTTATCAGGACAAACCCTTAGTCATTCATGTGCTGGGCAATCTCGCGCTCAATGCGGGACTCGTCCTTGCTGGTCATCTTCTTTGCCAGCCAAGGGGCAGGACGACCACGGCGGTCACAGACCTCCCAGTCGGTCTCGGTGTAGCCGTGGTAGTCCCAGTCACTGGCGGCGTTGTAGGAGTAGGAGCCGCGCACGCTCTCAAACTCAATCAGGCCAATGATGCAGGGGATGCCTGCGACGCGGGTTTCAATCTCTGCGATGTATGACATGGTGATCTCCTTATTTGCTCAAAATGGTTTGCAGGAATTTCTTGGCATCCTTGAGGCGCAGATAGTTGCCGATGCACTGGCCGTTTTGCATGACCTCCCAGTCACTCGACAGGGTGTTGCAACGGAAGCCGTAGGACTGAATGCGCACGATGGTGAACTCGCCAGTGGCAGAAGTGAAAACTGTTTTCTTGTTGTCGATCATGGCGTACTCCTCAAGCGGCCAAGAACTTTTCAACCCAGCGTTTTGCTTGGGCCAAAGACTTGAAGTTCTCGTAGGCAGAGTCAGTGTTGGTCTGCGCGTATGCGCTGTACTCTGTGCCGTCGAAGTAAACCTCACCACGGACATCACCAGAGCCGATGATGTGTGAACCCAATTTACGAATCCATGTTGCGTTTGTCATTTCTCTGTTCCTTCGCTGTTGGACAACTGCACTATTGCTGTTGTTGGTGAAAGTATAACATTAACCTGAACAGGTTGCACAACCCCTTTAAAAATTATTTTGTAGGTACTTTCCCTATGTCTCGATCACCCATCCAGCAAACTCGCCCATGCGGAAAAACTGCTTGGCATCAGGCCCAAGGATGGCTGGGTCAATCGGTATCTGCACACCAGACAGACTCATCTCCTTGTTCAGCACATCCTCTGGCTTAACACCCTGCTGGAGTTTAAAGTGCATCGTCAGGCGCTTCAGCACGGTCGCGAAGTAGCCGCCGTGATCTAGCACCTTGTCCACCACAATGATGCATCCACCTTCGTATGAATTGCTGATCAGTGTTTTTATCAATCGATCACGCTCATCAACGCGAATAAACATCAAAGTCAAAAACAAAATGGTGACATGGCTTTTGTCAATTCCATCCATGTCGTCGTCAAGGATGTCCAAGATGTCAGCCTCGTAGCAAGTGACGAGCGGATGCTGAATGTTTGCGTTGAACACATCGCACATCATTGGACTTTCATCGATGGCTTGATAACTGCACCCATCACGCTCATTGAAGGTCGGCAGAAGCGCCTTTGTCATGTTGCCCGTTGATGCGCCAATCTCGGTGATGATGCAACCCTTCGGCATATAGTTGCGTGCAATGTAGACGACAGCCGTTGTGAGCAAGTCATACCACGGCAACTGCTCACGCACATGACTGTCAAATGTTTCGACAATCTCTTTTGATTCAAATGTCCACGATTTCATAACGGTAACCTTTTTGCAATTTCATGTATCACATTGACAGTAACGGCGCGGCCACATCTCTCGTATCGTTGAGGGTCGGTGACCAGCGAACCATCGGCATACCACTTTGTCCAGTTGTCTGGCAGTGATTGAAGGCGCTCACATTCAAGCGGCGTGAGTTGCCTCAGAAGAGACCCAACTGTTTGTCCTCTTCTGGTGTATCCCATCCCAGACTCATCAACTTCTCCACATACTCTGTCTTCAAGGTAGACATTGTTAGTGTCTCCCTCGTAAAGTCTGTGAAGTAAGGTTCCGACTGCGAATTTTTTATGATCTGCGGCTTGAACCCTCGGTTCAGAAGTTTGTTGCGCTCTGTCTTGAACACCATCCTCTGAATAGCATCTTCCGATAGGAAATACTTGGGGTCTGGGTCGGTCTCTAAGATTGCCGACAATGAACACTCGCTCCCTACTCTGCGGGACTCCAAAATTTTTGCTGTTAAGACATTCCCATTGGATGTCGTACCCCAGTTCATCCAGACTTGCGACGATAACTCCAAAGGTTCGCCCTCCATCGTGGTTGAGGAGTCCTTTAACATTTTCAAGGAATAGATATGGGATTCGCTTACCAGCGAGGATGCGACAGATTTCAAAAAAGAGAGTACCGCGTGTATCTTCTGTCCCGAATCCTGTTCGCTTGCCAGCAATGCTGAAAGTCGCGCATGGAAATCCTCCGACGAGTAAGTCGGCATCGGGGAGTTCATCAGCGTGAACGATTCTAATGTCTCGTCCATCTGGTTTGTCTTTAAAGTTGTGTTCATAAATGCTTGCCGCTTTCGGCACAAATTCGTTGGCCCAAACGCATTGATGACCAGCACGCTCAAGACCCAAGCGAAAGCCACCAATGCCCGCAAATAATTCAACGAACCTCATCGAGGTTTGTCTTCCATCTTGAGATGCGCCAACAACTCTGTCAGCGCAAACTTGTTGTCTGGGTATTGCTTGATGTACCGCTCAATCTCCGCGACGATGTAGTCGCACCCGTGGTCAAAGCCTTTGATGTATTCGCTCATGGTGGTTTCGCTCATATTTCCTCCAATGCCAGAAAACCTTCTGGGGTTACAGACCACACCACCGCATCTTTGCGCTGGTGTGTTTTTCTACGGTTGCCGCTGTCAACGACAAATCCACGATCCATCAGCGTCACGCGACAT